TTTACGTTTGTCTTTTCGCGGCTGTCAGACAGGTTGACGTTGTTTGCGCTGTAGTTGGCAATACCGCCATTTGAGCGAATAACAAAACGTGCAGCGGTAGAGTCCCAACAAGCCATAAATTCATTGCTTGCACCATTTGGAGAGGCTGCTGAATGTTGAATATACAAACCGTAAGGAGCTGCATTTGCGTTTGCAAAATAAGCACTGTATGTTGTAGCGTTTGCTGCCACCCACATACGATAGTTTGATGCCCCTGAATACCCAATCAGCAAGTTACCACTGGTATCGATACGGGCACGTTCGCCATTGACACCACTAAAAATGTAACTGACCGCGCCTGTTTGATTTCCGTAAAAAGTTAAAGCGCCATTTGAGTTGTCACGACCAATGCCATAGTCAGTTCCAATAGTCCCTTGACCAACAACGATTGCTTGGGTAGCCGCACTTGCAACGTACAGTTTTGCATTAGGAGAACTCGTACCAATACCCATGTTCCCTGACGCATCAACAGTGAAGTATTCTGTTGAGCCGTAGTAGCCACGGAAACGACCGCTATAGCTGTCTAAGTTCCAGTTGCTATACCCTGAAGACTTCAATACAACTTGACCGCCATCAGCCGTTGAGTTGTCTAAAGTAACTTCTGGCGTAGTAATACCAGTTGTTCCGTTAATAGTAATCGTCATACGATAGTCCAAACCGATCCGCTAGAAATTGTAACCGTTACACCCGAGGCCACTGTGACAGGGCCAAAAGAACCACCATTGTTTCCTGAAGCAATAGTATAGTTCGAACTGATAGTCTGAGAGTTTACCACAATTCCATTACTAGCTACAACACTTGAACCTGTTACCACAGTTCCTGTCACAGCCGCTGGAGTAGTTCCACCAATGGCAGGAGGAGCTGATAAGTCAAGAGTTCCACCTAAAGTCAAGTTACCTATGGAAGTGACCGTACCTGACAAAGACAAGCCGTTAACAGTACCTGTACCGCCCACTGAAGTAACTGTACCTGTGGTTGAATCAGCTGAGGTAATAGTAAAGTTAGGGTATGTTCCTGTAACTACTGTAGTGCCTGCACCTGTAAGAGCAACTGTTTGATCTGGAGATGAGTTAGTAATTACACCTGTTGTACTATCGTAACTAATACCTGTACCAGCACTTACAGCAGCTCTTGCACGAGCATCAGTGTAATACTTATTAGTTGATCCTTCAGAAACACCGTCTGTTGTAGGTGTTGAATAGCTCATCACACCGGTGGTGCTGTTGTAGCTCAACGAACCGGAAGCACTGATAGCGCCACGAGCACGAGCATCAGTGTAATATTGGTTAGTCCCTTCAGAGACATTGGTAGTAGACAGAACTACAGCGCCTGTTTGTCCATTAACGGAAGTAACCAAGTTAGTTTGGTCAATCTTTTGCCAATTAGAGCCATTAAAGAGGAGCCAATCCCCTATTTGCCAATCTGTAATACCATCTAAGTTAGTAGAACCAGCAGTCCCTACAACATAGTAAAAACCATTAGTTCCTGAGCTAGACGTGAGTGTTGGAGTGTTCGTGGAAGCATTCCAAGTACCTTTGTAGCTCAAACCACCAACAACTGAGGCCCAAGATGCTGTAGTACCATCAGTTGTGAGGAACTTACCTGCATTGCCTGTCTGAGAGGGCAGAGCTTCAAAGTTATCAATCTCAGTTTGAAGAGCTGCAAGAGCATCTAGAACGTATTGGCTAGTACCGCCGCCATTACCGATGACTTTGATTTTCTCAGCGACATCAAAAGGTACAACTTCACCAACATTCAGCTCTTGACCGTTAGTGAGTTTGATAATCAGGCTACCGTCAAAGTCAATGTGAGCATCTTGAACGCCTACACCGTCTTGACCTCGCTCACCTGCTTTACCGTTTAAGCCATCACGTCCGTCACGACCATCTTTACCGTCTTTGCCGTTAATACCGTCTTTACCAGCTTTACCGTCAACACCGTTCTTACCATCTTTACCGTCTTTGATAGTTTTAACACGGTCTTCAACAGTTTTAGCGGAATCTTGGACACGTTTGAGCATATCAGATTCGATACGCTTCAAAGCTTGCAACACCAAGTCTACATTCTCAGCAATCTTTTGCTTCTGAACTGCTTTAGCCTCTTTAACGGAGGCTGTAACACTCTCCAAAACAGCTAGTTGCTGCTCTGGAGTCATGTTTTTCAGTAAAACTTCTTGGGTTAGCTTCTTAATGTCCATTATTTAGCTTCTCTTGGAGTTTAGTGAGGAAATCTTCTTCCATTCCACCTAATTTGTTCTTGCTTTCAGACATCTGCATCTCAACAATCTTAGATTTGTTTTGAATATCTGCCTGTTTAAGCTGCAACTCCGCTATTTTAACACGACGATCAAATTCTCGTTGAGCTAAATCATCATTATTAGGTAAATTTTGTGTCAAAGCAGAGGCAATCTTAGCTTCAACCTCTTTAGGCTTCAATTCAGCCTCGATCATTGTCTTAGTTGCATCAGCTTTGTTTTGTGCAGCTTGAGACAGAGCAAGTTCAATCTGTGCTTGTAAGCCTTGCAACTGAAGAAGTGTCTGTTGTTGCTGAACTTGAGTCTGTTGTGGATCAGGTTGAGCCATCTTATCAAGAGCCTCTACCATCTCATCACGGTTAGACAGAGAAGAATTAGCAATCACACCCTTCAAGATCAATGGCAACACAGGTGTATTTGGCCCCAAAGTCTGCAAGAGAGCAATAAACTGAGATTGTTCGTACTCACGAGCCATGATACCCAAAGTAGCTGTAGGTACAAAGTTCAAATCAGCTGAAGGATAACGATCAGGGTCAAACTGCATGAAGCGGAAAGCTGCCTTCTTGATGAAAGGAGACAGGAAATCCTCTTGGAAGTTCGTCAAAGTACGCTTATTCTTCTTAATCAGAGAAGCTACAGCCATCGAGATACCGCCTTGAGAGGCATCACGTGAGACTTGGCTAATCATGCCATTGGTGTCCATCGTGCCAGTAGCTTGCAAGAGCATACGTTCGAAGTTCTGAGCAGCCGCTGGAGCATTACCATCGGTAGTTCCAAACTTAAATGGCATCATAATCTCAGAAGGATTACCGTTGGTCAGCAAAGCTTTACCGGGTTTAACTTCAAACTTAGCACCACGAGGAAGACGAGTAGCATCCATAGCGATCATAGGCGCTGTAGTCAATGCCAATGAGTCCAAATAGGCACGATACTGAGCGTCAATGGCTTTTTGCATGTTGTAGGCCTTCTCGACCACACCACGACCCAACAGACGATTAGGTACTGTGTCATCCTGATAAGACATCACAGGACGATCCTTCATCATGTAAGGATTCTCTTCAGCTTTCAACAAGAGATTACCGTTGGCGATAACGATAATGGCCTCAACCATGTCACAGTACTCATCTGCTGTGGAGTCTTCAGGGAACAGATCTTGAACGTCTTTGTTCTCGCCCAATGAATCCAAGTACTCACGAGGAACCAAACCGTAGTAGGTCAACATCGTAGCTTTACCGTCTTGGTACTGACGTACTTCTTGAGTAGCTTCTAAGCTATCATCGTCCATGTAAGCATTGATGTCTACCTTACGATAGATACCTGCCTCCATACCTGCTACAATTTTATGCAAGCTCACAGGTTTCTCAATAGCTACACCCATACAGTCATCCACCGATGTACCGTTAGGGTCAAACAAGAAGTTCTTAGGGTTGATAGGGTTCAAGGAGACAGAGATGCGATCACGTTCGATCACACCAATGGCTGCTTGGCCTTGTACGCCGGGAATAGGCTGTGTAGAAGGAACGTATTCTTTGACTGTCTTAACAACCAGTTCGCCAATACCTGTACCGTAAATCTTAGCCATCAAACCGATCTGGTCGATACTTTTACGGATCTTGTCTTTAGCGAAGTCCTCAGACATCTGAGCTTTAAGTGCCTCAACATCAATAGGATTACCGTTGACATCCTTGACATCATCTTCAATGTCGAAGAACTCACCTTGACCGAAGATAGCTTCCATGATCTCAGCATGGGATGTCTCAACAGCTTGCTGAGTGGCAGGGGAGATGATACGTGAACGCTCTGACTCACGAGTGGAGTCACTTGCTTCCCATTGACCACGGAAGATACGCTCATACTCTTCCCATGAGTCCATGTAGTTATTATCACGGAAGTCACGCCAACGCTCAACGTGGTCGATAACCCAAGAGACTAACTCTTTATCGTTTTCCGTTGGTTCCTCAAAAGGAGGAGCTTCTTTTTCGTTCTCTGTATCAGCCATGTAATGTAGCTTTCTTAATAAATTGTGTGTACTCTACCACAAATGAATACTTTTGTCAACTATTACCACTTAACTTTATTTTTATCAGCGACAGCAGAACACATTTCAATAAAGTACTCTTGCGAGAACTGCTGTTTAGCCATATTGACATCTTTATGTACAAGCTGCACATTACCGACAACATAACCTTTATCGGAGTCTATACGGTCAATAGAGGCTGTGTGATTAGACCCTACCTCTGCCCATCCTATAGGCCAACCTGTCAAAGAACAACGATAGTCCTGCTCTTTGAACAATTCCCAAAGGTATGTGGGCGTAAGGTTAAAAGCTAAATTCCGAAGTTCTGCGCCGCTTTGAAACTTATTAAACCAAGAGAGTCGAATATCCTCGTAAAAGCCTCGGCTACAGTTATCTGTCTTTTTATTGGAACAAGCTTTACATTCTTTGTTTAACCGTTCAGATTCTTCAGCGTAGTTCTTACGAAGATAGCTTTGCATCGTCCCACAACTAGGGCAAGGTTTATACCAACGTCCGTCTAGACCTTTGCTCACCATTTTATTTTATTGCTCCAATAAGCAGCAGACATCTTACCTTTAGCGATGTTCTTAGCGTGACGAGCTTTAAAGGCATCATTACGGGCTGAACCGTCAGGGCTACCTGAGACGCCTTGCTGACCAAAACGAATCAGCTTGACCTCGTCACCTTCTTTAGCCAAGACAGCATGACTCTTAGTTGGGTGTCCGGGAGTACGTTTAGGTTTGTTGTAACCTGCAAACTCTTCTTTACCACGTTTGATTGTCATATATCAATACCCTGAAATAACATCTAAAACCTCATAGTCATCATCTTCGTAGTCTTGCTGGTAATTAGACATAGCAAGCTGATCCACGTAAGCCAATGAGTCGATCAAGTCATCATGTACCCCTGAAGTAGGGAACATCAAGTATTGATCTTCAAATTCTTTCCAATCCTCTTCTGAGTTCAAGGAGATACGTCCATGCTCAAAGCGGCCTTGTAAGGCCCATACAACACGATCAGTCTTCTTCTTGTTCCCGTGTGTCAAGTCTGTGATGTGGGAATAGACATTATTCTTCCTCATCAAGTCCTCAAGGTAGTGCATCACAGCATTCTTTAGAGCACCTCTCTCAATACCTACAGCGATAGGACGATGCTCACGGATGGCTAGAAGGATCTTAGAAGCAGTCTCTCGAATGTCCCAGCGACCATGAACAATCTTCTTAACCCACCAATCCCCATTGTCTAGGATCTTACAGATAGTAATAGCTGATTCGTCTAGACGCTTCTTAGCAGCTCCTGCTGACTTAGCTACATCTTCAAAGCCAGCTAAGTCAATAGCGATGACATAATCACCATACTGAGGCTCATCTTTGTACTTTAACCACTCTTCTTTGAACAGATCAGCCCCTGCTGTATCGAACGAGCTAAGATATTCTTGTTTGAAGGCAAAGGAGCTTAGAGTTCTCTCAGCAGCTTCAATCTCTTTAGGATCAATAGTCTCATTGTCCTTGGTTGTGAAATGCCAGCTACCCCACTCTTCGTCTGTCTCTTCCTGACCTAGCTTAAAGACATCATAGAACCAGTTACGTCCACTAGGGGTACTAATGAACAAAGCTCTACCTTTTTTATCAGACAGAGAAGCTCGAATGATCTTCTGCCAGACATCCTCTTTAATAAAGGCACACTCGTCAAGGACTACATAAGTGAGAGATACACCACGAAGAGAATCAGGGTTATCTGCCCCACGAACGAGAATCTTACGTCCATTTATAAGTGTAATCTCTAAGTTATTAACGTGAGCTGACTTGATGACAGGCCTACCTAAGTCATTCAGTAAGTCCCACATAATAGTCCTAGCTTGACCGAGGGTAGGAGCTATGTACATCACAGCTGAACCTTCAGGACAGTTCAGACCTTCAATGAGTAACGATACTGCTGATAGTCTAGACTTACCACATCGACGCCCTGCTGCTACTACTTTAAAGCGATGCTTGTCCTTAAAGACCTCTTGTTGCCACTTTAGGAGTTCAAAGTTGAGACTAGTCATACTTAGCCTCTACGTCCGAGATGTCAACATCGACGCTATCGCTGACACTATCTTGGTCAATAGTAGTATTAGCTTGGTTAAGACCCATAATGTTAATGCTAATAGCAGGAGCACTATTGCCTTGCTTTGCTTGCTCGAATGCACTTACTGGGACTACCCTATCAATAACTAGCTTCCATGCTACAGCTTGGTTCTTATGATTATCATCCAGTGCAGCATTAAGAATAGTCTCTAAGACCTTAGCTGACTTAGGTGAGTTAAGCATCCTAGCTTTGTACTCATCCATAATAGCCTTATCACCGGGAGGTCTACCAATGACTCCTCTGTTCTTAGGCTTTTTAGCTACTATCTCACCCTTTTTGGGTCTACCTCTACCGCGAGGCTTCAATGGATCTTTTAGTTGTTGTTGTTGTTCAGTATCAGCCATGTTTACCCTTTCTTTAGGACATGGAATAAGCTAGAGACTATAAAGTATCTCTATAATTTAACTTACGGCTTAAAAGCCTCTTAAGTACAAGAATCTAAATGAAGTATATTACTACTTTACTTACCTCTTGTGTACAGACTAGGAAAAACTAAGGAAGTAGAACTTTGTTGTCTACTCCTAAGAAACTTCCCGTATTAACTAAGTAGCCCGTCTACAAAGTTTTCATTTGAGTTCTTGGAAGGATAACCTTCAAAGAGAATTATATACATCTTTTCTGATTTGTCAAGTCTTTTTTGAATTTATTTTCATTATAGTCACATAGGTGACAATTCCTTACTTTATAGACCTCTTGTGCACACTTTTTAGGCACTCAAGAGCCTCTATACAGGCCTCCTGTGCACAGATTCTCCATAGAATTACTCCACAGAAACTAACCTGTCCCTAATTATTCCATAAGTTGTTGTCTTTATTGACTTTAGTGCTTACTTTTTAGGCACTTCTAAAATACTCTTTTTTGTATGCTTTAGAGGCTCCCACAAAAGTAAACTCACAAGCACACCCCTCCCCCCCTATCAAGTTACTCACAAGTTATCCACAGAGAGACATAATAGTAAGTATACATACTAAGTTATCCACAGGTTATGAACATGTAGGGCTATGTAGCACCTATTATGTACCACTTCAGTATTCATAGGGTAAACACCTAGTCTATCAAGTGTTGCATAAAAACAACAGTCAGTTAGGCGTAAGTAAATATGCACCAATATGCGTAAAAGTTATTCACAGTTTATTCATATTAGTGCATAAATGTACTGTAATGGTGCATCATAAGTGTTGTTTATTTACAACAGTATACATTTAAGTATTACATTTAAAAATTACAGTGTATATTATGTACATTATAGTATTACATTTAAGTAACTGGCACAGTGTTTGCAATAGTTCATACGTCAACAACGACACAATCAACAACTTGCAAAGGATTAGCACATCATGATTCACCTCACCGAAACAGGCTATAACGCTGGTCGTCTATTCTGTATCAACACTATGTCAGCAGACGACACAAAAGCGCATGGAGCTTATGCGCCTCTACATCTTGCAGACTTCCGCGGTAAATGCTGTTCAGATTGTCTAAAAGTATGGGCATTAGAGGCTTATGACGACACCGACACAGACGCGCCTGAATGGGTGTTGTCTATTCGTCAATCTAACGCTCAATAATTAACCAACAAATAAGGGAAACTACCATGCCAATACTCGCTGATCGTGTCTTATACTGTCTTTATTTCGTGGCCGTTCTAGTCGTATGGCTTACATTGTAAGATACAGTCTAGTCTGTAAAGCCTCAGCAATGGGGTTTTATGGGGTACACTGTACCTGTCTATCAACTTTCCAAGTATCGGAGAAAATCATCATGCACATCACAATCAACAAAGGCCAATTCGCTGACGCATTCAAGGCAGTACGTCCTGACAATTTCAGTCTCTGTGGCTTAGACATCCTCTTTGACTATTTCACAGAGATCGAAGAATCATCCGGTATTGAGACAGAATTGGACGTTATCGGTGTCTGTTGTGAATTCGCTGAAGGCACTTGGCAGTCTATCGCCTCTGACTACTCTATCGAGATTGACGAAAACGAATCAGAGGATGAACAAGAAGCCGCAGTATTGGACTACTTAGCAGATCAAGACGTACTCATTGGTCAAACGTCTTACTCTATCGTATATCGTCAATTCTAATAAGAGGGGCTTAACATGTCATTCTCTACTCTACCTGTTAGGTTCTTTGTCTTTGACTATGAGGGCGAAGAAGCCGACATTGTCGAGGTATCGGAGCATGAATTCCTCAAAGCTGAAGGGGAAATCACTTATGAACGACACACCAAGCGAGAGAACGGTGTTTCTCAAATCTGTCTCACGAAAGGTCTTGATGTATGAAATACATGATAATAAACTCTAACACGGCTTGGTATAAACGATATGACGGAACCGAAGAAGAAGCCATTGCAGAAACAGAAAGGATGTCGGAATTTCACGGGTGTCAGTACAGTTTATTGGACGATACTGGGCGTCTAATCGGTAAAACATACATTCCTGAACCTGTCTATGTCTTTTTGAAAGGTTAAACCATGCTAAACAATAGCGAATTTATAGCATTAGAGCGCCGATTATGGCGTGAAGGCAACCCATTGACTGACGAATTGACATCAACAAGGGATGAATTGATTTATCTATTGTCTCAGGCTAGAAAAGTACTAGAAAAGTACTCACCTGTCATCAATGGACTGTCAGAGGCTGACGATCTCGAATTCTTCAAAGAATGGGACAATTTCGGGGACTCAATCGACAATTTAACGTATCACCTTGGAGAGTAAACATGAATGACAACGTAAAATGCCCTAAATGTGGCTCTGACGCATGGGACTGGGCTAATATCGGCTTCTCAGAAGCTAAACAATGCACGGATTGTGGAGAAATTTACATGATGATAAAAGATAAAAAACCTATGAAAACCTATGATGTCTATGTTGAAGACTTTAATGGTAACTTCTTTGATGAATACACCATTGAAGCTGAATCAATCGACAAAGCCTACGATAAAGCCTATGAACGGCTTAATTGGGCGGCTATGGAAGTCCACATTGAGGAATCATCAACGGCCTTGCAAGATGCCTTCTTTGATGGTAAAAACCCCCTAGATTCATTCCCTAGCATTAAAGGTGAATCTAAATGACAATGATTCTCATTTTCTTTTGTGTTGATCTAATAATGGAGCATGATCTATGGTAAATGAACTGCCACGACCCAATGACGAGTTCCCTCGAGACCCTTATTGGCCTTTCCCGACTAAGGACAACCCTTTGAAACCTTGGACACCTAAGGAAGTAAAAGCCTATGCAAAGCTCCAACGTAAGAGCATTGACGATGCACCAATGTAAGGATTTTTGAACATGAAATACGCACTAATGTCCCTCATGTGGGATGATAATCTAGGTGAAGGCTTTGTAAAGCTAAGGGATAATTTCGACCATGCTGGATGGGTCACTAAAATGGACTTCTTAACTGATGTAATTTCAGAGCTTGAAGACATTAGAGACAATGTTTTTAAAGACTTGAGCAAACCTCAAGGCTCTTATAGGTTCTAAAACGCTCTAAAACGAGCAGGAAGGCACTTAAAATGAAACACCTATACCTAGCCCTAGGTAGCTATGTTCGACTCGAATTGAGAGGAATTTAACAATCATGCACTGCACATCTTGCAACAAACTACTCACCGACTACGAAAGCACCAGAAAAAACGCTGTTACTGGCAAGTATTTCGATCTGTGTAAAGTTTGTTTTGAAGACATCAAGCCATTTGTGAAGGTTATCGACAGGAAAGACTTGATAACTGAGGCTGACTTAGACGACCCATGTGAGGAAGACATTAGGGAACTGGACACAGGGGATTCACTAGAAGACTTTGATGATCTAATAAGTAACTATAGAGAAGACTCTGTAGACTTTGATGATCGTTAAAGACATTAAAGTTAACATTAAAGTAAAAATACTTACTTTACTGTTATTATCATTAAAACTACTTTAAAGAACTTTAAAGTATAAAGGGGTATAACATGAAAGATTTTAAGCACATTGAAGACAAAGAAGTTAGAGAGTTGTCTCTAATGCAAGAAGAAGCCCATTATGTCCACACAATTAATGCTTTTGTGGAATTGATTGTCTTGTATGGATGGGATAAAGTCATAGGTGATCTAAGGACTGCTATGGGAGAGAAACAATGGTGATAAGCCTGTTTGTATTTGTCTTAACATTGATAAAGGTGTCATTAAAATGAATGATGACTTCTTTACTGGTGTTATTGTTGGAATGTTTTTAACTAACTTGATGTACTTAATTAAAGGATGGTGAAATGAAAGCAACGATTGAATATGATTTGACTAAGTCTGAGGAAGTCTATGCGTATAAGTGCGCTCAGAAGGCTTTAGAGGCTTGTCAGCTGCTTGAATCACTCAAGGGGCTTACTCAGGGCTACACAGCCTATAAAGGCCTGTCTGAGAGCGTTCTAGCAGACATTATCAGTGACTTGTCTAAATGGGATGGTGTCAAGATATGAACTCAAAAGAACGTGAAGCATTGAAGCTGGTCTTAGGTGTGTTGCGTCCACCTTATTGTGACGCGCCTCTTGAAGATGTTATCAGGGCTGTTGAAGAAGCCTTAATGCCGCAAAGCGACGGGGCACAGCCAGAGCAGCGCAATGCTAACGAGCACTTGGAGCCTGTGGCGCATTGTGAAGCAGGGCCAGAGCACTGTCCTGTTTGCCGCGCCGAAACCCGTTCCTTGGCACAGCCAGAGCAGGAGCCTTTCCGTTTCACCGACAAAGAAAATTGGTTATCTGGAAATGGGCGCATGTGGTCTGAAATGCACCGAGAGGATGGCGATTTCCCTATCTACACCACCCCACCACAGCGCACATGGGTTGGGCTGACGGATGATGAAAGAAAAAACATCCTGATTGAATGTTCGTCAACTGGAGATTGGGCTTGGGAATTAAACGCCGCCCAAGCCATCGAAGCCAAACTCAAGGAAAAGAATTTTTCGTAGGAGAAGAACACATGACAAGTAAACCTATGTCAGATGGTGGTAAGGGTTCTGTAAGACGTAACGAGGACAATGAAGCCTACCGAAACAACTTTGACAACATTTTTAGGAAGAACAAACCCATGATTGACGAACATGATAACGAAGACTTTAACGAGGATTATGATGAAACAGACGTAGAGGAATGCCCTGTATGTCGAGGTCAGTTGGTATTGACAGGGACTAAGATGTATCTATTCTGTGACACTTGTGGACATCGTGAGGAAGTTGACCATGACTACGATTAAGTCAGTACACATCAAAGAATGTTGGCCTTATGAGTATGTAGCGCCTGATCGTATAGCTGGCAAGCGTAGGGTCTTCAAACGAGAGACTATGGACAGGGCTAATGCTCGTAAACGTGAGATATACCATGCTAAGAAAAAGCTCTTGCAACTACAGGTGTTCGAGTTGGACATTGACTTCTGTAAGGAGCTGAACAATGGGACGAGATGAAATCATTGACAAGAACGAAGTTCTGAAGATGGCTAGACAGGCTGAATTAAACGATGAGGTTCTAGTGCCTTGGTCTTTTGAAATTCAAGCCTTTGCCAAACTGGTAATTGCTAAAGCAGTGGAACGTGAGCGTGAGGCGTGTGCAAAGGTGTGTGAGCAGCAAGAAGAATATGGCCCTCTTTGCGAAACAATTTGGGACTGTGCAGCAGCAATCCGAGCAAGAGGTGAAGCATGAATCTAAAAGTAGCTTCTAAGTTCATCAAGCACGTACCTTGTGAGAATCCTGAATGTAATTCTAGTGACGCTAATGGACTCTACGATGATGGACATCAGTACTGTTTCTCGTGTAACACATACAAAGCAAGCTCAGATGATGAGCCTGTGGTACAAAAACAACAACAAGTGAAAGTATTTCAAATGAAGACACAAGGGGAAGTAAAGACTATTGTAGATCGAGGTATCTCACGGGAGACTTGTGAATACTTTGGTGTTACTCAGATGGAAGGTAAACACTTCTATCCTTATTTTGACGAAACAGGTGCTAAAGTAGCTGAAAAGATCCGATCTGTAGAGAACAAGACGTTCTCCATTGCAGGGAATTTTAATAAAGCTACGCTCTTTGGACAGAATCTGTTTCAGAAAAACGGGAAGTACATCACCATTGTTGAAGGTGAGCTAGACGCATTAGCTTCTTATCAGATGACAGGCTCAAAATGGCCTACTGTGAGCATTCGTAATGGGGCTTCAGCGGCTGTTAAAGACTGCAAGGCTCAGTACGAGTACCTAGATAGCTTCGAGACTATCGTGATCTGCTTTGACGCTGATGAACCCGGTCAGAAGGCAGCTAAGGATGTAGCTGAACTGTTCGGTAATAAGGTTAAAATTGTTAAACACTTAAAGGAGTGCAAAGATGCCTGTGATTACCTCATCTCAGGTAAGTCAGAAGCTTATGTGAATGCTTGGTGGCGGGCAGAGCAGTATCGTCCAGAAGGGATTGTTACAGTTGACGATCTAATGGAACGTCTTTTGGCACCTCCTCAAGAAGGTGTGGCATGGTGCTTTCCTTCGCTTACTAAACTAACCTATGGTCGTCGTAAAGGGGAACTCTACGCCTTTGGTGCAGGTGTAGGTGTAGGTAAGACTGATGTGTTCACGCAGCAGATCGCTTATGACATTGACGTTTTAAAGAAGAAAGTAGGGGTTATCTATCTTGAACAGCCTGTTGAAGAAACTGTACAACGTGTGGCAGGGAAACTTGATAGTCGTCTATATCACATTCCTGACGGTATGTGGACTCGTGATGAGTATGTCGCTAGTCTTAATAACCTTAGAGATCGCAAACAACTTATTTTGATGGATCACTTCGGTGCTAAAGACTGGAAGACAGTTAAGAGCATCATGAAGTACTTCGCTAAGGTCTACGATGTTGAACATATCTACCTTGACCATTTGACTGCTTTGATCGCTAACGAAGAAGATGAACGTCGAGCATTGGACGGTATCATGGCTGACATGGCCTCTCTTGCTCAGTCAGATGGGTTGATTATTCACTTCATTAGCCATTTGACAACGCCCGATGGTAAACCCCATGAAGAAGGCGGTCGAGTAATGGAGAAGCACTTCACTGGCTCACGAGCTATTGCACGATGGTCACATTTTATGTTTGGTCTTGAGCGTAATAAGCAGGATGAAGATGAACGTAAACGTCAAACAACTACGTTCCGTGTCTTGAAGGATCGCTTTACTGGTCGTGCTACAGCCGAGAAAATTGGACTGTGGTATGAACGCAACACTGGTTTGTTGTCTGAATGTGATCTTAATGCTGTGGAAGAATTGTAGTTGTTTCTTGAACAGATTTGTGGTATAGTGGAGTTTTGGAGTAAACATGACACACAAATACTACGAATCTAATCGAAAATACTATGAAAAACACCGTCTTGAGATCATCGAGAAGAAAAAGAAAACTAACAAAGAGTTTAGAGAAAAGAACCCTGAAAAATACATGGTCAAAGCTGCTAAGAAACGAGCAAAGGACAAAGGTTGGGATTTTGATTTAACACATGAAGATGTGAAGATTCCTAAGTTCTGTCCGTATTTAGGGATTGAGCTTAAGTACCTTGGTGGTGAGGCAGCCCCTTCTTTGGATCGTATAGATCCTTTGAAAGGCTATGTAAAAGGAAACATTCAAGTGATCTCAACAAAGGCAAACACTATGAAGAATAATGCAACACAGGACGAGCTAGTACGCTTTGCTGAAGCTGTTTTGAAGATGAACATTGGACGGAAAGCTGCGATAGCAGCGTTGAATGAAGTTACTTTGGAAGAGCTTTGATCTGGAGAGGAACTATGAGTTCAAACTATAAAGCAACTTGCCGCTGTGGGGCATCCATTGATGTTCCTTATTCAGATAATTTCAAAGAGTGGAACACGTTTCACAGAGAATGTTTAAAAGTACAGCAGCAGCAACAGGAAGAAGATCCAAAGAACAAATTCTCAGTTGAGTCTTATAATAAAGGTTTTGATGCTGGATACGATAAAGGCTTTAAAGAGGCACTTAAAGAGGTAAAAAAAGATGATTGAAATGTTAATCGTAGGTAGTACTGGAATAGGGTACGCCATAGTCGGGACGCTACAAAGCCTCAAAGGTGAGTACGCTAATGGTATGATCTGGATTGGTTACGCATTTGCACAGGTAGGTTTATTCTTGAATCTTAAATGATGAAACGTATTGCTCTCGATATTGAGACTAACATGGCACATGATGTGATTCATCTATGTGTTACTCAGGACATTGACACACAGGAGGTAAAAGTATGGAAAGCTCCAACAGGACTTTGGGACTACTTAAAGGACGCTACGTTGATCGTAAGCCACAACGGGATAGGATTCGACTTTCCGATCTTAAACAAGCTCTGGAAGACAAAGATAGGACTCAAACAGGCCTACGACACTCTAGTGGTATCTCGACTACTAGAACCAACAAGGGAACAAGGACACTCTCTTGATGCTTGGGGTAAGGAACTTGGAGTAGCTAAGTTAGACTACAAAGCTACATGGCAATGGATGATGAACAGAAGGGAAGAATACGATGGTGAATGCTTTGATGCTCCTATCGAAGCTTTATTGGAGTTCTACTGTAAACGTGATGTTAAAGTGCTTAGTAGTCTTTTTGTTCGCTTGTCAGTTGGATCTCTTGTTAATCAAGGATTCTCTCCTGATTCCGTTCACCTTGAGCACCAAGTAGCAGCTATCATAGCCAAGCAAGAACGTAATGGCTTCAAGCTCGATGTAGTTCACGCTACTTGTCTTTTGTCTGATTTGAAACTGAAGATGGGTGTCATCTATGACAAGATGCAAGAGCTGTATCCACCGTATGAGGTTGAACGTATCTCTGAAAAGACAGGGAAGGTATTGAAGCCTGAACTGATTACGTTTAACCCTGCGAGTAGACAACAGATTGCTGAGAAACTTATCGGCTTAGGGTGGAAACCTACAAAGAAGACTGATAAGGGTTCAGTGATCGTTGATGAATCTACACTTATGGGTTTGAAGTATCCTATTGCTCAGATGCTTGCTGAGTACATGATGCTTCAAAAGCGTATTGCTCAGATTGAATCTTGGTTGGAAGTTGTAGGCTCTGATGGACGAGTACACGGCAGAGTAATCACCAATGGTGCTGTAACAGGACGTATGACTCACATGAAACCTAACATGGCACAGATTCCTAACTCAGGTTCACCATATGGCCCTGAATGCCGTCAGTGCTGGACAGTTGAGGAAGGTAACGTCTTAGTTGGTTGTGACGCAAGTGGTTTAGAGCTACGCATGTTGGCTCATTACATGAAGGATGAAGATTATGTCAAAACAGTCTGTGAGGGATCGTCTAAGAACGGTACGGATGTCCACACGGTTAACCAGAAAGCAGCCTCGTTACAAACACGTGACCAAGCGAAGACTTTCATCTATGCGTTCCTCTACGGCGCAGGGCCAGCGAAGATTGGCTCGATTGTCGGTGGTAATAGTAAAGATGGAGAAAAGCTTATCGCTTCCTTTCTTGAAGGGACTCCCGCACTCAAGCGTTTACGTAGTAAAGTATCCGCATATGCGTCCAAGGGCTATGTACCCGGGCTGGATGGTCGTAAAATTTGGGTTCGTTCTGAACATGCGGCACTCAATAGCTTACTTCAGGGCGCGGGTGCAATCGTGATGAAGAAGGCTCTGTGTATCTTAAATGATACAATTCAGAAGAATAAATGGGATGCTAAGTTTGTAGCTAACGTCCACGATGAATTTCAGATAGAATGTAAAGCAGACATTGCTGAAAAAGTAGGCAAAGCAGGTAGACAAGCAATCATTGACGCAGGGTTAGCGTATAATCTACGATGTCCTCTCGATGGGGAATACAAGATTGGGAAGAACTGGAGGGAGACCCATTGATAGACAGATCAAATAAACTAAAATCTCAGATCATGCTGAACATTAGCGATGAATCTTTCATGCTACTGCACAGCGATGATCTAGATATTCTCGATGTATACTTAGTGCTCTCAGCAGCTCTAGCGTACATTGAGGATGAAGCAGAAGCAGCCTCTCGTAAAGAAGGTAGCTATTTGCAATAACGTACCCAGTAGGGTTCTTAAACTTAAAAAGGAAACTTTAAAATGTCAGGTGATTTGAAACCAGTAAAGATTAACGGTGAATTGTTTTGGTCTAAGTGGATGGCTGAGTTCAACACAGCATTCAACAACGACAATGACCGCTATGAGTGCACCATCGGTAACATCAGTGATGACGATGCAGCTAAATTGACAAGCTTGGGCATCAAAGTCAAGCACAAGGATTCTATGGGTAACTTCATCGTGGCTAAGAGCAAGTACTTGTTCAACCCTACTGATGACACCATGAAAGAAGTGGATGTGAAAGCTCTCGGTAATGGTTCTAAATGTACCGCTGTTATCACTGCTTACACTCATCGTATGTCAGCTAAGTATGGTAACTCACCTACTATCAAGAAGCTGATGGTGACTGAAGTTGTAACTTATACACCTGAGCCACAAGCTGAGGAAGATGAAGCTCTCTAACGATAAGCCTCGTCTAGCCATCATTGACGCTGACATTATCTGCTATCGAGTAGGTTTTGCCAGCGAAGATGTTAGTGAAGATATTTGTTTGGCTCGTGTGACTCAGTTGATCCATGAGATCGTTTACGATGACTTGAAGTGTGATGACTACAAAGCTTACATTACAGGTCGTGGTAACTTCAGGAATGAGATTGCAGTCACTGAGCCTTACAAAGGGAACAGAAAGGATGCTAAGAAGCCAGTACATTACACAGCTATCAGGAACCATCTCCAGCGCCTCGGTGCAGAACTGGTAGAGGGTCAAGAAGCTGATGATGCAGTGGCTATCGAGGCAACTAAGACAGGTGGATGGATTGTCTCCATCGACAAAGACCTAGATCAAGTTGCAGGATGGCATTACAACTTTGTGAAGAAAGAGGAATACTACGTTACTGAGGAAGAAGGTCTACGTAACTTATTCACTCAAGTGCTCACAGGGGATCGTATTGACAACATCATTGGCTTGAAAGGCATTGGGCCTAAGAAGGCTGAAAAGCTTTTAAAGGATTGTAAAACTGAAAGGGAATACTATGACGCTTGTCTCAAAGCTTACGATGGTAATCAACTTCGTGTCGATGAAAACTTGAATCTTTTATGGCTACGAAGAGAACCAAACCAGATGTGCCCACTAGCTTCTACCTCGTTGGGTGTCAGTGGAACGTCAAGTTCGTAGATGATCTTAGCGAGTACGGTAAGTGTGATTGTGCTACTCAGATGATCTACATTCGTAATGGAATGAACAAGAACTACACTGAGCAAACATTCTTCCATGAACTCGTACACGCTATCATGTTCTCTATGGGGCATTCACAGCACGATGAGGTTTTCATTGATGCTTTTGGTCAGTTGTTACATCAGTATGAAAGAACAAAACTGTAACTATGGTAACTCGTAAGATTGTAAGTAAACGACGAGCACACGCTATCAAGAATGGTTATCGCTCAGGTCTTGAAGAGGACTTAGCGGAATCCTTGAGAGCTAGAGGTGTCAAGTACACTTATGAAGAGACTAAGATCAGGTACATTCAACCTGCTACTGAGCACCAGTACACAGCAGATTTTGAACTTGAGAATGGGATCATCATTGAGAGTAAAGGTAGGTTCTTAGTAGCTGATCGTAAGAAGCACTTACTGATTAAGCGCCAGCAACCCCACCTAGACATCCGATTTGTCTTCTCTAATAGCAAGCAAAAGATCAGTAAAGCTAGTCGAACTACTTACGCTGATTGGTGTAACAAGAATGGCTTTCAGTTTGCTGATAGAGAGATTCCAGATCATTGGATTAAGGAACGCAGAAGGAGTTTGAAAGATGGAGCTTATCTTAACGAAGGAAAATGAAGACGGTAGTGCTGACTTTGACTTGACTCTATCTCCACTGGAGGTACAACAGTTAGTCAATTTTGGTTTAGTTGAAATGTTAAAAAGAGCAGTAGAGGAAGGTAAACAGTATGTCCCAACAAGTCAAGCTAGTGTGGGTGACACCGGAGGCGGAACAAAAGATTGCGTATATGGCTCGTGTGTCAAATCCGGCAAACCAGAACAACACTGCATCTGCGACGAAACTGCTAAAGTACCTTATTGAGAACAAACACTGGTCTCCTTTTGAGATGGTGAACGTCTGCATGGAAATTGAGACTACTCGTGACATAGCTCGTCAGATCTTGCGTCATCGTAGCTTCTCTTTCCAAGAGTTCTCTCAACGCTACGCAGTCTCTGAAGGTTTCATTCAAACATCACAGGTACGACTACAAGACGAAAAGAATCGTCAGAATAGTCTCTACACTGATGATGTGAGTCTTCAGTATTGGTGGGAAGGTGTCCAACGTAGAATCGTAGATGAGGCTAAGTTCTTGTACTCATCAGCTCTAGACAAAGGTGTTGCTAAGGAAGTAGCTCGTAAGCTTCTCCCTGAAGGCCTCACAATGTCTAAGATGTACATGAATGGAACTCTACGTAGCTGGTTGCACTACATTGACATCCGTTGTGATTCAGCAACACAGAAGGAACATCGTGACGTAGCTAATCAATGTCGTGATATCATCTTTGCTGAGTTTCCAACGATAAAGGAGCTGTATGAACAAGGATGAAAATGATCTCATTGAAGAATTCCTAGATGAATTTGACTTTGATAAGGTTCAGAAGACAATGGAAACTTTAGAGTGGACATGGCATAGTACTTATCCAGAAACACCTAGTATAAGTCAGCTTCGTAAATTTGCACGATATCTTATGAAGTCATGTGTCGGACACGAAGAATACACAACAGCCTCAGGTGGCTTTTTTGTATCTAAACATACTTTTGAGGGAAAGCCTTACTATCGACTCATGTTTGTAGTTGAAGAATGGGACAACTATGAGTAAGCTAATAGTTCACTATAAACCTCCACCTTTCCATCCTGATTGGACTGACGGGTGTTATAAAGTGTACGTAACTGACCATCCTCGATTAGGGTGTAGAATGATACAGACATCCAAAGTGATTAAAGACTACGGTAACGGAATCTTTGAGACACAATGGGTCGTGTATCATCCAGTAGACGGAGACTTCAATGACACTTGACGACTATTTCCATGTAATCAACCAACCTAAAAAGGAAACAACTATGATGTTAAAACTTTCAATGTGGTTCACTGAACAACTTGAAAAGATCAAGAACTTGTGGACTAAACCTGTAGCTTTCGTAGAACAAGAAGTTTTAGATGATGATTATTGGGCTTTTGAAATGGTGACGAATGAGTGGATTGATGAGAATGGTGAGACACGGCCTATTAAGCACACCTATATCATTGAGCCTCACGAGACCACTTGGATGGAAGTCCTTGACCGTATAATGGACGAAATGGAGAAACATTACGGCTATAGCATCAAAGATCAGGTTTACTATTCAGTGCAATTCCCTCTCAATGATATTAACCCCTTTACTGGAAAACCTATAGCAGGCTATGGTCGTAGCTTGAATGATGAAGTTCTTCAGCAGCTCTTGTTAGCCTTCCCTGAAGTCTACACCACTGGCTACTTCAATGGGCCTTCTAAGGAAGTGTTTAAATAAAATGAGGATCCTTTGCATTCCAGATACTCAATGTAAGCCTGATGCACCTCAAGAACACCTAACATGGGCAGGGAAAGCAATCTGTGAGTACCGTCCTGATGTAGTTGTTCACTTAGGGGATCATTGGGACTTTCCTAGTCTCTCTAGCCACGACAAAGCAGGTAGCAAATACTTCGAAGGTAAACGCTATCTTGCTGATGTCGCAGCAGGGAATACAGGAATGATGACTCTGTTGAATCCTCTACACGCTCTCCAAAAGAGTCAGAAAGAGAACAAACAGAAGGTGTACAAGCCTCGTATGGTCTTCTTGAAGGGTAACCATGAGAATCGACTGACAAGGGCTGTTAACAACAATCCTATGCTTGAAGGTTTATTGACCTATGATGACCTTAACTTGAAAGATTGGGAAGTACATGAGTTTCTACATCCTGTTTTCATTAATGGTGTTGGGTTTAACCATTACTGGCCTGTTGGTGCGATGGGACGCCCTGCTGCTTCTCCTGCCGCTATCATTAGCAAGCTTCATATGTCTTGTGTCGCTGGTCACCAACAAGGAAAACAAATCGCTTATGGCAAACGCGCTGATGGAAAACCTATCTGTGCTATTGTCGCTGGCAGTTATTATCTACATGATGAAGACTACATGGATCAGTTAAGCAATCGTCATTGGCGAGGCTTATTGGTGATGAATGAGGTAGAAGACGGACACTTTGACGAGATGTTTTTATCAATCGAATACTTGGAGAGGAAGTACAGTGGGAAAACCGACAATAAAGGAAATTGAAGAGTACAAGGCTGCATTGAATTTGCCTGAAGTTAATACTAAAGGTATCAAATTTGATGGTAGTAAACTACGTTACAGTTTAATTCCTCTAGACTCTTTACAAGAGGTCGTAAAAGTGCTAGAATTTGGGGCCAAAAAATACGCCCCTGACAACTGGAAGCACGTTGACAACGCTCAGGCTAGGTATTGGGATGCAGCAATGCGCCATATCGTAGCTTACAAGCTTGAAGACAAGGCGGACAGTGAGACGGGGCTTTCTCATCTGGCACACGCTATTTGCTGTTTGCTATTTCTACTCAACTTTGACAACCAAGAGAACAACAAATGAAAATGACACCTTACCAAACCTATATCGCTAAGAGCCGCTATAGCCGCTACTTGGACGATAAAGGCCGTCGTGAACACTGGCATGAAACAGTACATCGGTACATGAGTTTTATGTCTAAACACCTTCGTGAGAAACATAACTATACGCTTGATGGGAATCTTTACGACCGTATCTACAATGCTATTGTGGGTTTGGACGTTATGCCTTCCATGCGCTCTTTGATGACTGCTGGGGAAGCTCTTGAACGTCAAAACGTAGCTGGCTATAACTGTAGTTACCTTCCTATTGATGACCCCAAAGCTTTCGACGAAGCAATGTATATTCTGCTTTGTGGCACTGGTGTGGGCTTTTCTGTAGAGCGCAAATATGTTAACCGTTTACCTGAAATTCCGGAGAAAATCTATGAAAGTAACACAACCATCTCGGTTAAGGACTCGAAGGAGGGATGGGCAAAGGCGTTGCGTCAACTTATCGCGTTACTCTACTCTGGTGAAGCGCCTAAGTGGGATGTCTCCTCTGTTCGCCCTGCGGGTACAAGACTCAAAACCTTTGGAGGCCGTGCGTCCGGGCCAGATCCTCTCGTTGAACTCTTCCGATACGTTACCAATAAGTTTAAATCAGCCCAAGGACGAAAACTCTATTCTATTGAAGTGCATGACATACTTTGCAAGATTGGCGAAGTAGTTGTCGTTGGCGGTGTACGCCGATCAGCGATGATCTCTTTGTCTGACTTGGATGATGACCGTATGGCTCACGCTAAGGCAGGTAACTGGTGGGACGGTAATGGTCAACGAGCCTTGGCTAACAACTCAGCCGTGTATGACGTTAAGCCTGATGTAGGTCAGTTCATGCGTGAATGGAGTAACATTTATGAATCACACTCAGGTGAACGAGGGATCTTTAACCGGTATGCGTCAGAATCTCAAGCTGCTAAGAATGGTCGTCGTGTATTGGGTAAAGAGTGGGGCACTAACCCTTGCTCTGAAATCATTCTCCGTCCTTATCAGTTTTGCAATCTCAGCTCAGTCATTGTTCGCTCGGATGATGATATGGAGTCTCTTAAAGAGAAAGTCACTATTGCAACAATCCTCGGCACTTTCCAATCGACGCTAACTAGCTTTCCTTATCTTCGTAAGGTGTGGCAGACTAACACCGAGGAAGAGCGTCTGTTGGGTGTCTCCATGACAGGTATCCTAGACAATACGTTGTTAAATAACGTCTATGATTTAGAACTTTCTAAACGACTTGAGGAATTGAAGAATGTTGCTGTGGATACTAATAAGCACCTTGCTGCTGAACTTGGCATCAATTCTTCTGCTGCGATCACGTGTGTCAAGCCTGAAGGAACTGTTAGTCAGCTCACTGGTACTGCCAGCGGCATTCATCCTCAACATAGTAGTTATTTCATTCGCCGTGTACGCTCTGATGCCAAAGATCCGCTTACTTCTTTCTTGAAGGATTCAGGATTTCCTTGGGAGCCTTGCGTGATGAAGCCTGACTCTACTGTGGTCTTTAGCTTCCCCATGAAGACACCTGAAGGTGCTCGTCTACGTGAAGATTTGTCAGCTATTGAGCACTTGCAACTGTGGTTGACATTCCAGCGTTACTGGTGTGAGCATAAGCCTTCAGTTACAATCTCAGTTAACGAGAATGAGTGGCCTAAAGTAGGAGCATGGACATGGGAGCACTTCGATGAAATCACTGGTGTATCGTATCTACCTATGGACGGTGGAAGTTACAGGCAGGCCCCTTATTCCTCTTGCACTAAAGAAGAATATGAAGAAGCCTTGGCAATCATGCCTGCTACAATCGACTGGGAAAAGATGACTGAAAACACTGATAACGTCGAAGGCGCTCAAATGTTAAGTTGCACAGCAGGTAATTGTGAAATTTAATCTTGCTTGTCCTACTTGCGGTAAGGAACGGGAGTTCTCTGGAAAGTCAGCTTTAAAGCAAGCTGAAAAGAGGGGAACTTCCTGTTTCTCTTGTCGTACTGTAGCTAATAACATTAAACGTACAGGGACTAAGGCTAAAGAAAAGAATCCTGCGTGGAAGGGCTTTGGTTGTGTTCCCGGTAAAGTCTTCAGTAAACTGAAAAGAGATGCTGAAAGACGTAGCCTACCTTTTGAAATCACTATTGAAGACATTTATAACCAGTACAACAAACAACGAGAGTGTTGTGCCTTTACAGGCTTTCATGTTGTATTTGGGTACGATGCTTCTGTGGATCGTATAGACAGTTCAAAAGGTTATACACTAGACAACATTCAAATCGTACATAAGGATTTAAATATGATGAAACGAGCTATGGATAACACTGATTTTATTATGTGGTGTAGAGCAGTCGCTAGATGGCAAGGAGGTTCTTTATGAAGAAAATTGTGTACACAAAAGATAACTGTCCGGCGTGTGTGCAACTGAAGACGAAGTTGACCTCGGAAGGGGTTGACTTTGTTGAGGTTCACCTAGGCAAGGATATGTCCATTGAAGCCTTTAAGGATAAATTCCCTACTGTGCGTTCAGTCCCTCATGTAGTTGATGTAAAGGATGAAGTATGGTAGTAGATATCTCTTGGGCAGGAGGACTTGTTGTAGGAATTCAACAGAATGATACAGCAGTGGTGGAGACAGCAGAAGACGTATATGAATTCTGTAGCTGCGTAATGATCCACTTAGGCTTCTTTACAATCTCTTTCTTGTTTGTATAGAAACTAAAAAGGCCCTCAAAAGGGGCCTTTCTGTTATTACGCTTTGTGATATTCCTCTTCAGTTAGAATACCCGGCTTATACTTATTCTCAGGTTTGAAGATAGTGAGTTCTTGTTGTCTCATCTCAGGTGCAAAGCTGATATGCATCCAACGACCAAACTCATGAATCATCTGATCGAACTTGATACCAGCTTTCTTTACTTCCTGACACAGTTGGTAAGGGGTCAACTTAGATGAAGAGACATCAATAGCCCAACCGTCCATGTGAGAAGAGACTTTAGAGCCTCCAACAGCCACGTTAACAGCTGGTAAGCGCAACCAAGAGTTAACTCGAAGAGGGCCTGTAGCTGAACGTACTTGCTCCAGTTTAGCCGCTGCTACTTTCATGTTCTCCAGTTGCAACGAGGAAGGTTGATTGTCGATACCATTACGAATAGCTGTCTCGCTATAGGTAGCCTCTTCAAGGGTAAAATGTTCGCTCAGATTCATTCTCCACCTCCTTCAGCTACTTTGATACCTGTAATCAAGCCAATAAAGCCACCAACGATAGTCTGGAAGGCAGGGCCTACAATGTCAAACACAATCTTGTCATCTACAGTAGAGTCCAAGAGAGCGATGACAAACATTGCCACCATAGCAACAACAACAAGCACCAGAGAGCCTGTAGCTGTTATTACACAGAAGTTCTTTAAGTTCATTTTTTAGCTACCTTATCAGCTAGTTTTTCCATTGTTCGACCACCGAAGTAAAAGGACATAACCAGCATACCCCACTGACCCAACAGCTCTACATAAGCCCCTCGTGTCTCATATTCGAAGATGGAAGCAATAGCGAAACCACTATAGGCAACCAACAAGAAGATTAACACCATAGGACGAATGTTCTTAGACAACCAAGAGTCAGAAGACATATCAGCCTTCATACGCTCTGTCAGGTTGTTTTGTTCAATCTCGTATTCTTTACAGTCAATCTCTTTAAGCTTCAAAGCCAACTCAGGATTGTCTTTTAGGGCCGTAGAGATTGCAGAAGGAGTGTTTTCTACGCCTAATTTAGAAGCTATAGCGTTCATAGCCATACCACCTAGAGGGCCTCCTACAGCAGTCGCTAGAGCAGGTGCTGCATTTTTAAGCAATCCTAGTAATTCATTCATTATTTAGTTCCTCTATAACACATCTGTACTGCGTCATTAACAATAATATAAAGATATAACTCAAAAGGTAATATAAGGAAAAACAGTAACGTAAGTAACACAAGGAAACTTATGTAGGCCGTCTCGCTAGAAGAATTGCTGCTATTAGTCCCCATGTTTCCAATACTATTAAAGCCATTACCACGACCCAAGCTATCCTCTTACGGATCTTATTTATAATTCTTGTCTTATTTAATACTTCGTCTTTCCTTCGTTTTATAGTCAACAGGTGAGTAATTTCCTGCTTCTCTTTAACGATTCCAAACATCTCAATAACGTCTGTATACAGAGCACCTAACTCAGGAGGACTCTGATAGACCATCACCTCTCTAATCTCCTTCTGAGCCTTCTCCATCTCCTTCTTAGCTACAACTAAGTCTAAAGAGACATCTAGTAACTCATCAGGCTCAATCTCTTCAGTGTCTATCCTTAACTGCTGAGCTTCAATCTTCTTATTAATCGCTATCATTGCTTTAAAGAACTTCTTTAGGTTCTTTATAAGCTCTTGCTTTATTATCTGCTCATCATACTCAGGAACAGTTACTGCTCGTTTAGTTGCACTTTCTGTAACCTTCTGAGCACTTTCAGTGCGTTGTTCAGTTTTGTCTTCTTTTATGAGTCGATTAGGGGGTTTAATCGCATCAGATTTTGTGGTGAATAGACTCTGAATGAATCCCCATATACCTGTACTGACCTCAGTAACTTCAGTAGCTATACCCTTGACTTCATCAAAGGTTTCCTTAGCTTTGAGGACAGTCCCTTTATATTCCTTATATAGCTCACATCCCTGCTGGATAGCCTCAACAGCCTTGAGAGCACCAGCAAGGATTAAGAGAGGCATATTATTGACCCGGAGCTACGTCCCAGTTGATACCTTGTGGAGCCTGTGCAGGAGTCTGCTGTTGCTGCCCTTGCTGACCACCATGAAACCAAGCATCAGATTCTTTAAGATATTCGTTATCAATGATGCCTGATTTATTCATCATATCAGCAATCTTAGCTGATGCAGCTCCAGCAAATTTAGGACTTTTTTGAGCTTTAGCCAACATTGCCAAAGCGTCCATTCCTTCTTTACTTGTCAACGCACGAGATACCATCTTTGGAGCTAAATAAAGAACACCAGCAGATAAAGCAGAGCTAGTAACATCTAATTTATCTGTAATGTCTTTAGGAAGCAATAGGTAAGCACCAGCACCCAAAGCAGCTGTCTCAGCAGCGCCAATAGCAGTAGTAATCCCTTTTGTACGCAAAGCAGAACTACCTTGGAATGTTTCAGTACCAAAGTTTGCGGCATTGGCTAGGTCTTCAACTGTTTTACGTTGCTGCTGATTACTGAACAAATAATTAAAAGGTTCTTTGAATGTAGGATCTTTCAATTTCTTACCAAAAGCAGCCACGTCTTCAGGAGTAGCTAGCATCTTATTCAAATAACCATAACGCAGCTCATCTACTAAGCCTTTAGATTGTTCTTTAGGTAAGTATTTCTGCATCTGTGCAATCGCGCCAAAAGTCTCACGCATACGCTCAGGACGATCAGTATTAAACAAATACTCACCCACGGCAGATGGTTCAGCTTTCAGAGCAGAAGATACTGTTCCACTGTAAAAACCCTTCATCGCATCCCCATACCCCTTTTGAGCATTGAAATACGAACGAAGCAACTCATTATTAGCTGTATTGGCAGGAGTCATTCCAATCTTAGACAAGAACTGATCTAAGTTTTGAGAATAGTTCATCACTTGACCAGAACGTAGTCCAGCAGGTGAATCAATGCCGCCATACATGCCTAGTTTACGAGCTAATGCTTTCTCTTCTTCGTTACCGAACGTAGCGACCATCACTGAATCCATGCTACGTTGAATAGCAGAAGCTTGGCGGTTATATTCAGCCTCTTTAGCTGTCGTAGCTACACCTTCTTTTTGCAAATCACGAGCACCTGCCATTAAGTCGCTACGTAAACCATGAGCGACAGACAAAGGAACACTATCGTCTTGCTCAAGAATTTGACGTAATACAGCAGCACGATCTTCACCTGATCCTACAAACTTACGTTTAGCTAATTTAGCCAATTCTTGTTGCGCAGCATCTTTGATAGGTTTCATGTTGATGAAAATGCCGTCACCTTCTTTTTCAACACGTTCGTAAACAGGCTTAAACTGATCTTTCATTGCCTGTTCAGCAGTCTTCAAAGCTGTCTGGAAACGATCACCGACAGCCATTTGAGTAGGATCGCCTTGTTTCAAAGCCATCTGGAAAGCATCTGAGGTATCCAAAGTACCCATAACTTCCTTAGATCCTTGCTCAATAGCCTTCCGAACATCTGCTTGTTGTTTAGCAAAAGCTTCAGCTCCTGAGGAATACTTTAAAGCGCCTTCAATAGCTTGTACACCTACATCCCCTGTCAACTGACCTTTAGTCAAGGTAGCATTACGAGATGATAGCCATTCTTGAGCTGCACGACGAGCTTGTTCCTCTTCAGGAAGAATAGAAGACAAACCGCCTTCTGTCTTAAAAGTTCCTTTAGCTACTTTAAATGTCTTGCCTAGTGCAGAGAATACCAAATTACCGCCAGCATCAAAAGCAGCATTCTCAAGTGTATTAGCAATGAGTTTACGACCTGTATCCGAGCTAAGGATGTCTTGACCAATCGCTGCTTGTTCCCCTAAAGTACCCGCAACAGTTCCAGCAGTTGAGCCGGCAAGAGAAGGTATAAAAGGACGAGCCGCTGCTGGAGCTTTAGAGGTCAGTGCCATAATAGGACGCATGACCGCTGCTTCAGGGGCAACAAAAGGAGCAATACCTCCCAAAAGACCGCCGAGTCCGGGAAGGTTAGTGGCTTGTTCAACAGGCAAAGGAGACAAAGCACCTGCCAAAGCCATACGTGCTTGGTTTAATTGTCTTTCTTTATTTACGATATCTTCCCTAGAAGGGCCTTGTGTCATTGAAGGCGCTTCATCCCAGTTAATTCCTGCCATATTAATCCTTAATCAAGTTTCAATTCTTCTTGAATCTTTTTAGCTTCTGCACGTTCAGCAGGTGTAATATTACCAGATTGATACTTTTTAGTCAAAGTATCGTATCGTGTTAATTTAGCAAAATTTTTACCTTCAGCCAAATTAGGATTAAAAGAAGAACGTTCTTGATCCGACAAAGCAGCGCCTTGTTCGTAAGTCAAGTTCTTAGCCTTCAATTCAATACGCATCTTGTTAATCAAACGCAAGATTGTTGGAAGTTCTTGAGAAATATTTGGTTTACTCTTGAGCAATTCGCTCAATTCTTTGTTAGATTGACTCCCGGGAAATACCTTAGCTATTTGTTGAACCAAAGTAGAAGACAAAGCATTAGAGATTTCAGTGTCTGAGGCGCGAGCACTAATTGGAACACCCATTGCACTCATAGCTTTAGACAAAGCTAACTTAGCATCAGCGCCTGCTCCTGTAAAACCGGCCTTAGCTGTCTGTTCAAAAGTATCTAAAGAGGCTAATGTATTTGTTGAAGCTTTGTAAGCATCTCCAGCTTGCGCCCACGCTTCGGCAGCTTTTTCACGGTCTTTAACCAAGAAAGCTTTTTCAATAGCTGAACCAATATCAAGACGGATTGCAGCAGCCCCTGCCGCTTTCTTTTGAATATCTTTAGAAAAAACTTGTTTATTGACTTCAGCAACTTGGGTAGGGGTATAATCATTAAAAGATTTACCAGCTTTCAATCCCATTTCACGAGCAACTGCCAGCCAATCTTCAGAAGGTTTTGCAGAAAGGTCAATGGCTTCTAAATCAGCTACATTACCAGACGTTTGAAATTTAGCTAGGCTTTCTGGAGTATATTTTCCAGACACAAGAGCTTTTCCAACAACACTTTCTGAACTTGTTTTAGCTAATTGTTCGTTTGCAGTACGAGCTAATTGAGCTAATTGTGAAGCTCCCTGCGCGTCTCCAGCTTGAGCCAACTGCTGAGCAGCCTGCATCATAGATTGAGGATTCGTTTGATCTACATTACGTATAATTTGATTACGAATTGTTTGAAGTTTCAACATAGGATCTTGAGCACCCAAAGCGCCTGCAATGCCGCTACCAAGTTGATAACCAGCTACACGAAGGCCTGCATTAGCTTGTTGCTCAGGAGTCAACTGAGCCATCTGAGCTGCTAGGGCTTGCTGTTGAGCTAACTGAGCTTGTTGATATTGTTCAGGAGTGGCAAATAAGCCAGCCATGTTATCTGTTGTTGCCATTATTATTCCTTAATTAGTACCAACCACCGCCACCAAAAGCGTAATCAACAGCTGAAGTGTCTCCCATGTTTGCAGGGGAAGGGCTTGAACCAAACCAGCTACCTAAAGCATTTGTAAAAGCTGTATTTCCAGCCAAGCCAGACAACAAAGAACCTGTGGGGCTATATGATGTAGCAGCTTTTAAGTATGGAGCAGCATTAGCGCCAGCTGTAGCAGAACGACCAGCCAATGAAGCACTCAACTCCAATGGTTGTTGTCCAAGAGCTTCAGTAGCACCTGCTGTAGTCAAAGCAGCATTATAAGGCTGATAAGCACTAGAAAGCAAGCCCTGACCAAACTGATACTGCTGTTGACCTGCTTGAGTAGCATTAGCAGCCAACTGGAGGTCTTGCATGGCACGAGCATTCGCTAGAGCTTGGAACTCTGGATTAGCCATACCTAAGTTACCGCCTTGAGCGACAGACAAGCCTGTACGACCTGTATTGCTCAACTGATTCAACAACTGAGCTGATTGCTGTTCACGCAAAGGAGCCAACAGAGCTTGCTGATTAGCAATGTATTGTTGAGCTTGCTCTTGTGGGGACTGAGCCATGTATTGACGGCCCATAGCTTGAATGTTGGCTGTGTCTTGCAAGTTCTGACCTAAGCCACCCATCAGAGTATTCTGAGCAGCTTGCAACTGAGGTGACAATGTATAGCCAGCACTTGTCAGTTGACCTGTCGTAGGATCGACAGTAAAGTTAGATGTACCGAACGTATTAGTAATACCTACAGGTCTAAACTGAGTAGCTCCTGCTGCTTGTTGATTGCCTTGTTGAGCTGCACGTCCTTGAAGACCACCGCCAAGCATCCCCAAGCCACCAGCAATCAAAGCAGGATTACCTGTGTATACGCCCGCTGCTGTAGTTGCAATAGGAGCAAGATCACTTATTGCACTTGTAATACTATCAAACATTCCCATATTCTTTATCCTTAGTAGTAATTAAGATAAGACAGTGATATTCATTGTCATACCTGCTGTCGTTGTTGCACCGCTTACATTAGTCATTCGAATCTTAAAAGACCCACTAGCTAAAGAAAAAGCCTCTACACGCCATACAGAATAAGAAACAGACCACGCAGTAGAATCTGTGATAATAATAGTACTTGTTGTGTCTACCAAAGCGTTATTCACTGTAAAAGTAAAACTAGCCCCGTTAGCATATGATGTTCCATTATGTGTTGTCAAAGTAAAACTTGGACGATCTACGGTAATAGTTAAGCCAGCTGTTTGAGTAACAGAAGTACGAGCACTCCCACTATACCCAAGCATACTAGAAGATCCTGTAGCTTTGAAAGTTCCAGTAGTTGTTGCATCGCCTGTCAAAGTAGGAGCTGCTGAAAGAACAGTATTACCTGTGCCTGTTGAAGTAGTTACACCTGTGCCACCATTAGCCACTGGAAGAGTTCCTGTAACGCCTGTAGACAAAGGAAGACCTGAACAGTTTGTCAGAGTGCCTGAAGCAGGTGTACCCAACACTGGAGTAACTAAAGTAGGGCTTGTAGAATCGGCTTTAGTGGCTACAGCAGTAGCAATAGCATTGAATTCAGTATCAAACTCTGAACCTTTAATAATCTTTAAAGGATTACCAGAGGAAAGACTGTCCTTGCTAGTAAAGTTAGTGCTTTTGGTATAATTACTCATAGAAGTTTTCCGTTCTTAGCGTGTATCTCAATTTTTTGAATGGACAAAGGTGCATTGTTAATATCTGCTTCGTATCCTGTTTGAATTACCTTACCTGAACCAGTTGGATACACTTTTAATGTTTGCAAAGCAATACCTGTGCTATATTCCGCTGCTGAAGTATTATACTCTGCTACACCGTAATAAGATACACCTTGTGTAGGAATCAATACGTTTTGAGCTTGATAATTACCAGTGAAGTCATAACCCCACTTAAAAGTCACAGCTTGATTTGTTCCGCCTACAACAACAGCACTCAATCGTTTCAATACCGAAGTAACTGAAGGCTGACCTAGATCAGTATGGTTTGTGAAGTATTGGAAACGATAAGTATCTGTGTCATCCAAATACCCTGTGTACTTACCGATAAATCCTTCTTTACCGATTAACAAAGAGCCATCAGTTAAGACACAGAAGCTCTTAGGCTCCATGTCTGTCCAAGTAGTCACCCTTGCTGCACCATCTTGAAGCACTCCCCGCATATCAAAACAGTATACTGTCTTCAATACAGGGAGAGTCAGCAGATAAAAAGCATCAAGCGGAGAGTAGACAGCTTTAATTGTTGCTTTGTCCTCACTTGCTACAGCAGACATCAAATCATTACGCACATTCTTAGACAAATCGCGCATAGGTGCTGACTTCTCTTGAATAGTACGAGTAATGCTACGAACGCCAGTATCAGACAAGAAGATTACATCTGTGCCTGTATTAACAATAGAATCACGAGCGATACAGCCAATACCTGTAATGACATCATACAGAGTCATCGTAGATGGTGTATTAGCTCCTTGATAGACAAGAATGTTATGCTTACCAAAGATAAACAAGAAGTTATTATGAGCAGCCAAGCCTACAATAACATCCCCACCTTTAGGCCACACAGTAGTTGTGTCTAGTGTACCTGCTGTACCTGATCCGAACTTATGGGGATTCTTGGTGTCTGACCATTGAACAGTTACTTTGTCTGTAGATGTATCAGCATTCCAAATACGACCATAGGCACTGATAACAATATTAGCTTGTTGAACTGTACCGTTATAACCTGTTTCTTGGTCTACACGGTAGTAGGTCGTAGTAGAAGTGCCGGGATCAAAACCAATAGGAACATGACCACGTTGATAGAAGTACAAGTCGCCATCAAGGAAGGCAGTAGACCAGTTGCTATCTGTAATCGTAGGAGCAGTGCCTACACCGTTAAAAGTAAGTTCAGTAAGAACACCACTGACAAGCTTAAATAGCTTATTATTACCAGCGCAAACAGTATACGTATTTCCAGCAGCATCGGTCAACTCAGCAATAGTCTTAACATCAGCAGTGCCTAGAGCAGCTAAGGTACTGTGTTGTTTACTCCAACCCTTACGAGCACCTACACGACCATATTGGTCAATGATGGCATTATTAGCTACCAAAGCAAAGCCGGAGGCTAAATCAAGAGATGAGTCCTGAGTATTAAGCCCCATGAAGCCGGGAGCTGTAATAGAAAAGGCTTGTAAAGGTTGAGTCATTACTTAGGAACCCAAGAATCGTTTTCAGGAGAACGAGACAACTCAATAGCAATCAGATCACCTAAAGACTTCTTAGCCAAGGCATAGCACTCAGAGCTAGTCAAGCCACCGTCTTCACCACGTTCCACCAAAGCACGAGCTAGAGCACCGAGGACGATAGGTTCTTTAGGAAGATATGTTGTGTCTGAATCAGATGAGAAGTTCTCTTCAGGGACATTCAAGCTAAATCGAATGTTGTAAGCAGCATCAGGGATAGGCCAAAAATTAACCTTAGCATCGCCGTTGCTGTCAACACCGTCAAAGATATAGTTGAATGGGGTTGTCTTTTGTGGGTTAGCTGTACCGTAAGCCATCAAGTCCAATGTTGCATGATCCATCGGCTCAAGAGGATATTGACGGCTAGTGTTGATAACGTCCATCACTTTACAACGGACACCAGCGCCTGTTACGCTATAACCTTCATATTGGTCAGCCACTGTGGTAACTGTCACAGCAAAGTTAAAAGCATCCCAATCATAAGCATCAGCACATTCACGTTTAGCATCATTAACAAACAAACCAACAAGAGAACTTACTGAATTCTCATTAACTGTAGTTACTTGAGGCTCACGAAGACGTACTAATACTTCGTTAACAAGGGAGAGATAGGTAGGCAGTGCCATGATGGTTACTTCTTCTTAGTCTTCTTTGACATGCCAGCTTCAGACATTGCAATAGCTACTGCTTGCTTCTGAGACTTAACGACAGGGCCGCCTTTACCGCTATGCAGAGTACCTGTTTTGAACTCGTGCATGACTTTACCAACTTTAGCTTGTTTAGCACTTTTTGTCTTAGGTTTAGTAGCCATTATTTATCCTTATTTAAAAAATCTATCTACGAAGAAGGTAAATAGACCACCAACAACAGAGGCAATAGTCATCCCCATCCAGAAACCACCTTTGGATTTATTGGCAAGCTCAAGAAGACATTTAACATCTTTTCGTAAACTAGAAACTTCTTCTTGTAGGGCTTCTACTTGTGCTTCCAACTTCCCAAACTCACGAGCTGAGACTTCATCCATGATTAAGCACCTTCGTTAGATGCTTCAGTCTTCTTGGGACGGCCCACTGATTTCTTAGGTGCTTCCTCTACCACAGTTGCTGGAGTAGGTTCCACCACAGGCTCATAGTCAGGATGGTTCTTCATTGAGTCAATATCGACTTGATGCTCAAATGTAACGGTTTGACCGCTGATAAGACAACGAAATGTAGCTGACATATTATTAACCTCTTATTAGATAGGCCAAAGGAGACTCCTTATGAGAGTCCCCTTCAGTCTAGCTAATATTAAGCTGGAACAGCCAAAGCCACGCTAGAGTAGTCGCGCAACTCAGCAACACCGTACAAAGTGTCAGCAGTGAACAGAGTACCGAGGTATTCTTGTTTGTACTGAGTTTGTGAACGGATACCTTGTTGTTCAACCAACACGTAAGCGTCTTTGTGACCCATCAAAGCGATACGGTCAGTGCCAGAAGTGCCAGCAGCAGTGTCAGCGTTAGTAGACACATACACTTTCACGCCATACACATCACCGATTTCACCGTTACGGATAGTGTTGTTACCACCTTGTTCGCCAACGAAAGCTTGTTCAGTGAAACGAGCCAAGCCCATCAAAGTGTTACGGCTTGAGGGAGGAACGATGAAGAAACGACCATCCATAGGCACATCGTTGTCGTCCAGACGTTGAATAGTGCGACGGATAGCAGCATCAGTCAAAGCAGCAGCGTTAGAGCTAGAGCTGTTGTACACAGTAGTACCGTTAGAACCGATGAAAGCGTTGGTGCTAGTGGCAGAAGTAGCGTAGTCAGAAGTACCGACAACACCACCGTTAGAGATACGACCCAAACGGATCAGGTCAGTATCAACTTGTTTAGCCAGAGCGTAGCCAGCATCGTCAGTGTAGAACGAACGCAGGCTCGACAAAGCTTGTGCTTCAACGATATCTTCGATCAAGCGGCTGTACTCATAGTGCTTGTTGATAGACACTTGAACTTCTGATTCTGTAGCAGCGATCAGAGTCACTTGAGTCGATGCAGCCTTAGCAGAAGCGGAACCACGAGTAGGAGCTGGAATGTGAACGGTGTCACCTTTCTTGCCCTTGAAGTTCATTTTCTTGATGAGGTTAGCAGCAACCAAGTTGCGCTTATATGCAGCTACAATTTCATCACTCCAAATCTCTGGAATAAAGTTAGCTGCTGTAGTGGTGGTTACGTGATTAGTACCGAGACCCATTTTAAATACTCCTAAATATACAAATTAAATTAATAAATTACCGAACACGCCCATCAGCGTAAGCCTTCATGATTTCAGGCTCCAAAGCTTCATAACGATCCGGATCACTCATTCGAAGCCGAATAAGGTCGGCCCGACGATAGACTCGTTTTGAAGATTCACCAGTACCTCCAGTATCCACAGCAACAGCTTTCAAGTTCTGTTTCAGTGTTTCTTTACCAGCAGTTTCTACCTGTTTTGTCTTAACTTGTTTAAGTTGTTTGAAGGTAGACAACAATTCATTTGCGCTGTCATAATCAAACTCACCATCGGCTTTTGCGTACAACTGAGTGCGAATAGGAGACTGTTTTACCCACTCCGCAAACTCAGGATCTTGAACGATGTTGCCAAAGTCAGGATGATTCTGTGCCAACTTCTGTTGAATCTGCATCTTTTTAAACTCTTGAGCACTTTGACGTGCAGCGAGAATATCCGGATGAGTTTCTACAGCTTTTTGAACTGCTTTCCGAGGATCTTCGAAAAAGTCAATTTCAGGCTCTACTTCAGTAGTAGTAGGTTTATTGCTTGATAGACTTTGTTTCAACAATTCATCAGCAAGTTTACGTACCTCGCCAACTTCTTGTGCCTGTTTACCAATGAGCTTTTCAGCCTCTTGGTGCATCTTGATGATCTCTTGAGCTGACTTCCCTTTGTATTTTTCAGGGATTGTGTCTTCTGCTTGATGATCCTCTTCAATCTTAGGCGGTGTGGTGAGTTGTTCAACTACGTCGAGTTCACCTAAAGTACTATCTTCATTATCATCTACTAACATACTAATTCCTTTTCCTGCCACGTTTAAGATGTGGTTCTAGGATAAAAATATTTAAAATATGAACTCGGTATCGCTACTTATGAGTTCTGCTTTACGCAAATTGCCGTTAAGCGTTTTGCTTCTTTTCGATAGCAAGCTTTTCAGCCCGCTTTCGTTCCCATGCGTCATAGGCTGTTGGAAAAGAGCCTGTAAAGCCTTCTAACTTCATGGTAGGGGCACTTACGACTCTTATTGCCTCAGCGCCACATTCCTTACAAGGAGTTGCGTGGCATTCTGTGTCAACAAAAGCTTCAGTACGATGACCATTCTCACAAAGAAATTCAAATATACGACGAGGCATGACTTTTAAATCTCACCTGTCTCTTGCAAATCTTTGTAAGTTTGCTCATAGGCTCCCTTTAGCCCGTATAACCAGTTCAAAATATCTAACTGTCCCCGACGAAAATCTAAAGGGTGTGTTTCCGTGACAGCAGATATCTTGTCGTAGCTATTCTTTACTTTGAGGATGTCTTCCATGAGGTCTTTCCAACCCGGCATAGCCATCATGTCGAAGGCATCATCGTAGAATTTTGTAAGATCTTTGTCCATTGAAGGAGACCTATATAGTTAATAAGAACGTAATATATACTATTTTTTATGTCTTGTCAAGCACTTTTGTGTACTTTTTTGTAATTATTTTAGTTAGCCTTCTTGAGCTGGCGCTGCGTCAGCAGCCTCTGGAGTATCAGCTCCAAGAGGAGCGTTACCAGCGTCCAGCCATTTCAAATAGGCTTGGTAGTCTGTGTTGGCGGGGTCGAAAGGGATAAATGCGTTGTCTTGGATGCGCTGAACAACATTACTCAAAACAACACCCTGCAATGGTTTGATTTGCTTATACATTTATAGCTCCGCAGATGCTGTGAAATGAACTGCTAGGTTTGTCCCTGCTGTTGGCGTAGAAGATACACCCACTAAGCTAGTTTCAGAATCCGAAGTGGTTATGTTTGAAGCAACCGTTGTGCAGTCTGTATTCAAAGCTGTGTTCCGTATGTTTGAATTTGCAGCTGACGGGTTATACGAAACAACTGTTGGAGACGCTCTCATTGTTACTGGGAAACGCCACTGTAACTGTGACCCATAAGCGCCGCTTCCACTATCTTGACCGCCTACAGCACCGCCTACCCCTGCGTTTTGCGCTGGCGCTGTCCCTTGCGGAAAGGTCTTTGCGTAATACCGCTGACACAAAGCCAACTCAGTACCATACGGGCGGTAGTCAAACGATGTGGCGGTTGAGCCTTTTTCGAGTTGAACGCCTGTGATGTAGAAAGTGGCTCCAGATGTTCCGACTACGCTAACAGAACCTGTTGGTTGAACAATATTACCTGCTCCCCAAGAACCAGCAGTACCTGTGAATGTAGAACCAGAACCAATACCGTAGCGCACCATGATGCCTGCGCCGTTATTAGTCAGCCAAGTTCCTGATTGGTCTCCGGCAATCGTGATGGTCTTCTGTTCCCATGTGTTTGCGGCGCTAATGGTGTAGCTAAACACATACGATCTGTTTGCCGCATTGTTGATGATACTGCCACCAAAAGTACCTGTAAGACTAGAGCGAACCAAGAACGACAACGTAACGGTTTGAGCATTTGCCGTACCCCACGCTAGGTCGGCACAGTTGAATCCCTCAACCCACTGATAAAAACCAAAAGCATCGCCAGTTAAAACGCTGTATGCAGAAGATGATGTAATACCGAGGTAATTTGTAAACCCAACTGGTGGAGTAACAGAACCAGCGTTCTGCTGCATCGTAAACTTTGATGCTTGCGTCAACACTGCCGCCCAACGATCAACAGAATATTGAGCATTTGTAGGAGTAACACTAGCCCCAGCATTACGCTGGTCAATCATCATCGCACCATTGATGATGCGGTTCTTGAAGCCAAAGCCAGTAGCTGCTGTGTTCTGTGCTGACCCATCATTGAAAGTCAGGCCATTGGTTCCGTTTACTGTGATACTCATTTGTTCTCCAAAGCCTCAATACGACTTGTTAGCGTTTGAATGATGGCTTGTTGTTCTTGGATGGCTTTGACTAAATGTGGAGTTAACCTTGCATAATCAAGTTGCCAAACATCTTCTTCTGTTTTACCTTTTGTCACAATTCCGGACAAAATAGGTTCAAGCTCTTGAGCAACGAAACCATAATCTTGATGTAACTCTCCTTCTGTCCAATCATATTGACGAACTTTTACATCCATCAATTTTTTAAGAACTGGTGCTGAATCTTCAATGTTTGATTTAAGACGTTGATCTGAAGTGGTGTTATACACAACAGCAGATGTTGTACCCACACGAGCAATAGTTCCAATGTTTGTTCCATTGTTGGAACACATAAAAAAGGTAGTTCCGTTTGCTGATGATGTGTCGTTTGAAACAAACCCGTTTAATGTTGCCCCATTAAAAAACGATTCAACTTTTGCTGAATTAGTTTGACTTGTTCCCCCCACCAGCAAGTTACCGCTGGTATCAATACGGGCGCGTTCTGTGTCGTTAGTAACCAAGACAAGCGGATGATTAGAGCGCATACCAACTGAAGTAACTCCATTGGTTTGACTCATCAATGCTTCAA